TGCAGATGTTGATGACTTAAAAAAGAAGCTAGGCGAAGCCGACAAAGCGGTCGAAAATAATTCAAGCAAGATTTCAGAGTTTGGCAAGAAGGCTGCTGCTGCATTCGCAGTCGCTGCTGCTGCTGCCGTTGCTTATGGCACTAAATTAGCCGTTGACGGGGTCAAGGCTGCCATTGAGGATGAGGCTGCACAGTTAAGGTTGGCTGCTGCTCTACGCACCGCCACAGGGGCTACTGAGGATCAAATTGCAGCAACAGAGGCTTATATCCTTAAAACATCTTTAGCAACTGGCGTGGCTGATGACCAACTGCGTCCAGCGTTACAAAGATTAGCAGTTTCCACAAAAGATACTGAGGAAGCACAAAAACTGTTAAACCTATCTTTGGATATTGCTAAAGGTCGAGGATTAGAACTTGAAACTGTTGCCAATGCTTTAGGCAGGGCTCAGGATGGAAACACCACAGCTCTAGGCAGATTGGGACTTGGATTATCTAAAGCAGAATTATCAACCTTATCTTTCACTCAGGTTCAAAAGAGATTATCTGATCTTTATGGTGGAGCAGCAGCTGCTAATGCAGAAACATTTCAAGGAAAGATTGATCGCTTAAAAGTAGGATTTGATGAAGCCAAAGAATCCTTAGGTGTCGCTTTACTTCCAGCCGTTGAAAGTTTTATTGGATTCTTAAATGAAACAGGCATACCAACGCTAAATGCGTTTATTGCAGGATTGACTGGCGATCAAGGATTAAGTGCAGGACTGGCACAAAGCCAAAAGGGTGCTGAAACATTTGGCAAGGCAATCGGCGCACTTGCAGATATATTAAAAGGATTTATTAATTTTGTTCGTGAGGTAGTTGGTGGATTGACCGAACTAGCCAATCAAGCAATTCGATTTGCTAACCTTGCTAAACCCGGAGCAGATATTGGTTATATTCCAAATATTTCTCCAAGTGCAAGTCAGGCTGGAATGTTAGGCGCAGCACCATTGCCAGCAGTTCCAGCAAACACCAGAGAAAGCCGAACACCAACTGTTAATAACATTACAGTTCAAGCCGTAGATTCCGAAGGTGCTGCTAGAGCAGTTGCTAAGGTCATTAATCAGAGTTCATCAAGATCAGTTCCACAGCTCTATAACAGCGGCATCACTAGAGCGAGATAATGTCAGTCTTTACGCCTGAATATAAGTTAAGCATCAATGGTGTGGAATACACCGATGTTGCTATCTCTGATATAGCCCATCAAGCAGGGCGTGAGGATATTTACGCACAACCAACTCCATCTTATATTCAAATCGCATTAGTGGCTTTGAATAATGAAAACTACAATTTGCAAATTAATGACGGAATAGCATTACAGGTCAAAGATAGCACCAATGTTTTTAGGACTTTATTTGGTGGCAACATTACAGACATCACCACCGAGGTTGCATCAGCTAGTAGCGTTGCAGAAACCTTCACTTACACAATCCTTGCATTAGGTTCATTGGCTAAGTTGCCCAAGGTTATTTATGACGGAACATTGGCTAGAGATGATGATGGCGACCAGATCTTTGAATTGCTTGCTGATCTATTCTTGAACAATTGGAATGAAGTTCCAGCAGCTGAAACATGGTCAGGTTATGACCCAACAATTACTTGGGCAAATGCTGAAAACATAGGACTTGGAGAGATCGATCGTCCTGGTGTTTATGAAATCATAGCAAGAGGATCAGATCCGGATACTGTCTATAACATTGCAAGTCTTATTGCTGATAGCGCATTTGGTGTCTTGTATGAGGACAACGAAGGTCGCATTGGATATGCCGATGCTTTACACAGACAGAATTATCTTGCCAACAATGGCTACACAGAGATTTCAGCAAACACAGCCTTTGGAGCAGGATTAAAGGTTTTGACTAGGGGTGCGGATGTTCGCAATGACATAATTCTTAACTATGGCAATAATTTTGGTTCACAGAAAAGCGCAATTGATTTAGACAGCATTGCAACCTTTGGTTATCGAGGCGAAACGATCAATACAGTTTTGCATGATGCTACCGATGCTCAAGCTGTGGCTAATCGCTTTATTTCGCTTAGATCCTATCCAAGAGCCTTATTCGATAGCATTACATTTCCATTGACAAACTCAGCAATTGATGATGCAGACCGAGATGCCTTGCTTGGGATCTTTATTGGTCAGCCAATGCGAATAACAGACTTGCCTGTCCAGATAGCCCCAACTCAACAGTTTGAGGGTTATGTTGAAGGCTGGCGTTGGAGCACTAGATTCAACGAATTATTTTTAACCATAAATTTGAGCCCGATTGAATTCTCACAAGTTGCACTTGAATGGGAACAAGTATCAGCCTCAGAGGCTTGGAACACTCTAAGTGGTACACTTACATGGGAAAATGCGATTGGAGCAGTAGCCTAAATGGCAAACACAACTAACTATAATTGGGAAACACCGGATGACACCGATCTGGTCAAGGATGGCGCAGCTGCTATTCGCACGCTTGGTTCATCTGTTGATACAACAACTAAAGCCTTAAATCCATCTACAACTCTTGGCGATATTGAATATCGTTCAGCAACAGCAAACACAAACACAAGACTTGCAATTGGAACGACTGGACAAGTTTTAACAGTGGCAGGAGGAGTTCCAACTTGGGCAACTTCTGATGATGCCAATGCAATTCAAAATGCAATTGTTGATGCTAAGGGAGATATTGTTGCAGCATCGGCTGCTGATACTCCAGCACGCCTTGCAGTTGGAAGTGACAATCAAAGATTGGTTGCAGCAAGTAGTGAAGCAACAGGTTTGAAATATGTTAGCGATACTCAAAACACAGTAATAGATGCTGCTGGAGATTTAGTTTATGGAACTGCTGCCGATACATTAGGCAGATTGGCAATTGGAACAGCAGGTCAAATTCTTAAAGTTAATTCTGGCGCAACTGCTCCTGAATGGGGTGCTGCTTCTGCTGGTGCATTAACTTTAATAAAATCTCAAACCATAGGCTCAGCAGTAGCATCCGTAACAGTAACCGATGCTTTTAGTTCAACTTATGATAATTATTTAATTTTGATCTATGGTGGTGCGGGTTCTGCTAGAGAGAATTTATTATTAACTCTTGGTGCCACGACCTCTGACTACTATCGTTTTGCGTATTTTGGCGAGTATTCTGCCAGTACACTAGCGGGCAACAATACCAATAATGGTGCAAGTTTTCGCATAGGTAGATATGGTTCAAATGGAATGGCAATTGAATTGCTTGTTTTTAGACCAAATAACACTGCTAGAACAAATTTTACTTCTCGAAGTGCTGAGCCACAAACCGACGGAGCAGTGGTTGCTGATAGCGGATTCTTAAATAATGCAACTGCTTACACAGCATTTACATTAACTTGCGGTGGTGCTACTACTTTAACAGGTGGCACGATCAAAGTTTATGGCTACTCAAATTAAGAAAGGGATAAAATGACACCATTAATTCAAATCGATGATGAAATAAGAGAAGCAACAGTTGAAGAAAATGAATTTTTAACTATTCAACAAGATTTTTCTGATGAATTAAATCAGGCTGACATAGCACAAGCAGCAGCCAAAGCAACCGCACAGGCTAAACTTGCTGCCCTTGGTTTAACTGTTGAGGATTTAACCGCTCTAGGTTTGTAATGAAGCCTTACCTATCTAAAGCAGCTGTGCAATTACGGGAGCAAATTGATGATTGTTTTCCTGATAGATCTAGAAAATCGGATGGTTGGATTTCAGACGCTAGGCATCAAAAAGTAAAATCGGATCACAACGCCTTGCCTTCGGGTGAGGTTTGTGCCATTGACATTACAGCTGATCTAGGTCAAGCCGAAGGCATATCTGCCTACCTTGCCGATCAAATCCGCATTGCTGGCAAAACAGATAAGCGAATCAAATATGTTATTCATAATCATCATATTGCCAGCAAACTATTGAACTGGCGTTGGCGTAAATACAAAGGCATAAATCCCCACACTAAACATATTCATATTTCATTTCATCCAAAACAAACAGGAGAGTTCTTTAACATCCCACTACTAGGAGGCAACGCATGAAACTATCTAACAAACATAAGGCTGCAATTAAGTCATATTTAAGAGCTGTGGCTGCTTCCGGCATAACTGTCCTTTTGGCAATTGTCGCTGACATTCGCCCAGAGTTTGCAATCTTGGCTGGTGCTTTAGTTGCACCTATCGCAAAAGCATTAGATCCAAAATCAGGGAGCGAAGTTGATTATGGAATCAATGCTCAATGAATGCAGAATCTTGGGTTGGTATAACCGTTGGCGTTTGCGCCATATTTACAAGTTTCTTGATGGGTCTGCGTTGGGTTATTAAATCCTACTTACAAGAATTAAAACCCAATTCTGGCAGTTCGATCAAAGACCAAATTTCAAGATTAGAAACTCAAAGTTTGCAATTGCAACAGCGTGTCGATGATCTGTTTGTCTTAATTAGTAAGCGATAATTTTAATTATGGCGAACACTCGAAAACCTATCAAACGCAAAAAGATCAATCGTCGTGTCGTTCGCCAAACTCCTGAGCCATTAAGCAAAATAGACCAGCATTACTTGGCTTTGCATGAATGTTACAAAGCAGCTAGAAAAGCAGGATTTACGCCTGAACATGCTTTTTGGCTTATGACTGAACATAAGACTTTTCCTGATTGGGTCGTAGGCGATGGTGGGATCATCCCATCCATAGATCCAACTGACGATGAGGATGACGATTAATTAAAGCCAACCGCAGGTATCTTGTAACGCCAGATTTACAGATTCCATTGCACCATCCAAAGGCAGTTTCAAATCTGATTAAAATGGCAAGGCATGAAAAGTTTGATTTTGTATTAAATGTTGGTGATGAAATGGATCTTGGTTCGCAGAGCCGTTGGGCAAAAGGGACAAAATTAGAGTTTGCAGAAACACTTGACGAGGAAAGAAAACTTGGTCAGGAAATACTTTACGATCTAGGCACGACAGATATTGTTAGATCAAATCATACGGATCGAATTTATCAAACCTTGCTTAAAGGTGCGCCATCACTTATTGGATTACCGGAATTGGCTTATGACAAGTTTATGGATTTCAGCAGCTTAGGCATTAGATTTCATAAAAGAGCTTACGAGTTTGAAAAAGGCTGGCACTTGGCTCATGGCGATGAGGGCAACATGTCTAAGCATGCCGGTATAACTGCCTTAAATCTCAGTAAAAAGTGGCATTCTAGCGTAGTTTGTGGGCATAGCCATAGGCAGGGTGCAGTCCGACACCAAACTGGCTTAAACGGGCGTTATTCAACGATTTGGGGCATAGAAGCCGGTCACCTCATGGATATGCGTAAGGCGACTTACCTAAAATATAACTCAGCCGACTGGAATATGGGCTTTACTGTGCTTAGTTTTGGCAATAAAGGACATCAAGTTGAGTTGATTCCGGTCAATCATGACGGATCATTTACCTATAATAGACGGACTTATGGGTCTTGAAACCGATTATCACGAACGCACGATTGATGACCATATCGATGATTTTGAGGATATTAGCGTTATCTAATCGTTATACAACACTCCGAAAGAAAATAACCAAGCGTCCTTGATTTAGGTCATACTTTCTGTATCCACACGAACGCTGTGGGTAAAGGGAGCAGTATGAAAATCAATGGAATCACCGTTTTATGGTTTATGATCGCAACGGGCTTATTAGCCTATGCAGTTAGTTTATGGAAAACCGAAATATACAATCGAGGTTATTGGTCTGGGCGTGCAACGGGCTGGGATATGCACCGCAGAATGATTACAATTAAACAGCAGTCAGATGAAGTCTTTGATTATGACAAAAACTGAGCAGCTGTTTAATGAGGTCATTACTACGATCCAACAGCGTGGAAGTGTTTATGGACATCCATACTACAACCACAAAAGAATTGCAGGTCTTTGGTCTGCTTATCTCGACTTCCCA